GTTTAGTTGTGACTGCTGTTTTAAGTTTTGATCCTGGATTAGCTGCTCTGTAAGATGCAACACCTTTAGCATTAAGTCCGCCTGATTTAGACTTGCCTTCTTTTCTCTGCCATGCTGCAGTTCTAGCCATTACGCTGTTTTAGTCGGCTTCTTTGCTGTCTTAGCTGATGCTTTTAAAGCTTTGTCTGTAACAGAACCTTTACCTGGTTTACTTTTGCCTTTTTTCTTGGCTTGATTCATATAATAGTAAAGACCTTTTTTAACAGTTCTACCATCTTTAGTAACATGTGTATCGGCTCCACCGCCTTTACCAAATTCTTTTCTCATCATTCCGCCACCCATAGCTTTTTTTCTTGTTGCACCGGCAATTCTATCTGCTTGTGTTGCGTTTGGGTTTTTGTCTATACCAGCTTTTACACTTAACATTCCAAAGTCTGATCCACCACCTTTAACTTTTTTTTTAACGTCTTTACCTTTTTTATAACTCATTCTCATATTATTTTTTCTCCAGTACTTTTTTAAACATTTTACTTATTACTTTAGAATTGTCTTTTATAATTTGTTTTTTTCTATCCGATTCTTTTACAGCTTTTCCTACAGGAGCAAATGTAAATTTTTTGCCTCTAAATTTTGGGTTTGCCGCTTCAAATTTAGTTTGTCCTAATTTTGCACTAGAGGCTTTTTCTTTCTGTATTGCTTTAGCTAGTTTACTTTTAGCTGTACCTAAAGTTGTTGTGTTAACTTTTGGTTTTACCGAACTTATAACTTTATCCATTAAAAATTTTCTAAAAGACATTATCTACCTACCTTTTTTAATTATTTTTTTTAATACTTTAGCTTGACCTGCATGTAACTTAGATGCTTTTTTCAAACCTTTAATTACTTTTTTAACTTTTGTTTTGTTATTTTTATCCATTATTTTTTAATTCCGTTGTTTCTAAATATTTGTGTACCCTTTATACCAAATATACTAGCGCATACAAGCACCCATAAATTAGTAAACCATTTAGGTAACGCTTGGAAATGCTCAAAAAATACTTTTATCTTGTCCATAGCCTGTGGATCATCTGACCAAACCCCATATGCAAGGACAATTATGGGAAGTGTCAAAATTGCAAGAACTACCTCGTCCTTGTAATCGTTTTGTCTAGCTTCTAAAAGTTTGCCGCTAAATGCTAATTCACCTGTGGCCATTTTAGATGCATGTTGAGCTTGTGCATCAGCCATAAGCATTTTAGTTTCCTGTTTCTTTTTGTAAATATGCGTTCCAGCGTTTAACGCTAGTTTAATTGCACCTAACCACATGAATTAAATCCAAGTTACGGGTTTTTGTTTTCTAGCAGCGCCAGAACCTGCAACTTCTTGCTTGTTTCCTGTGCTTATAAAGTTTTTTCCTCTAAAACTAGTTAAAGATCTTGGATCAACAATTTTTTTGCCATCTTCCATTTTAACTTTTTTAGATTTTTTATAATTCATCATAATAATGTCCTTTTATCTGTTTGGTTTCATGTTTGCAAGCTCAAATCTTGCATCATTTGCTATTTCTTGTTTTTCAAGCGATGTATCAGCTCTTAATTCTGCTAATTCTTCGTTCTGTTCCATTTTTTGCTGTCCTGATTCTCTTGCTTGGAGTAATTTTGCTCTATCTAACTCTTGTTTAGCAGTCGATTCTTCTTGTTTACGTTGGTTCTCCATTGCTTGTAAATCAACCTCTCTAGATTTTAATTTTAATAAAGGATCTGAATCAAACTGTGATGTAATTTCTTTTTCTTCCTTCATGAAGTCGCCTGTCATCTCTGCAATCAATACAGCTTTTCTTGCTTCGATACCTTGAGTCATTTCATCCATTTGTTGTTTTGCTTGTGGATTAACTGCAGCTTGTTGTGCAAGTTCTTGCATTTCTTGCATTTGTTCTCTGTATTCTAATTGCACCTGTTCAGTTGCCATCAATGAAATATGTTCTAAAATATTTTTTTGTATTGATGCCATAACTGTTGGATTGTTTCTAACTAAATTAAGTGACATAAAATTTAAATGAGCCGTAACGTGTGCTCTATGATCTTGTCCTGGAAATGCTTGAAATTTTTTTCCGCCTAATGCATCTATATGTTCAAGACTTGGATCTTTAGGTTGAGTTGGAGGTGGGGGCGGTAAAATTCTATCTATGTCTTTTATACCTAAAGCCTCATACATTTTTCTGTATGCCATATATAAATTATGAATCTGTGGACTTGCCATTGCAAGTTGTAATCCAGTTTGAGCTAAAGATATTCTTTGACTCATTGAAAATATGTTTGGATCTGCAACAGGTAATACATCAACTTTGTCGTCAAAATCTGTAACTTTAACATTCTTCTGTCCACCCACAACATCGTAGGGATATTCAGGAGGTAAGTATGTAGCAAATACTTTTGACAACAACTTAAACTCTGATTTTAATCCCACGTATAATCTTTTGTGGATTGCTGACATCACTCTAGAACCACGTTCTAAAAGAGCTACAGTCGTACCAACAGCCGCCTGTTGGTTCCCGTCACCGACTTGCATGTCAGCAATTGACGCGAATCTTTGTCCTGCTTGAACAACTATTCCCATCAACTGTAATAATGTAGCTGAAGGTTCTTTGTATGGAAGGAATACGAAAGCATCTTTTAGATTACCACCTGGTGTATCAACATCTTTGAATTCACCTGGTTGTATTGGTGTAGCATCGTCTTTGACCCTAACACCTCTTTGTTTAAATCCTGCTGGTAAGTTTGATAATGTTCCTGCGTCCAACAACTGACGGAGAGCCGCCGTTGCCGTACGACTTAATCCGCCAATCATATGAATTAATCCAAAACCATAAAACCCTAGTCCTGGCAGAAATTTAAAGTGGACGAAATATTGGATCTTAGTTTTTAATGGATCATTGGGCGCAAAGTTTCGTCTTACAGACAAAACCTTTTGACTACCTTCTTCGATTGTAACGACATAAGGTAATTTTATTTCTGTTGGTTCTCCATCTTCTCCAACGTCTTCGAAACCTTCTAAATCTAAATTAACATGACACTCTAATAACGTGTAAAGTTTTTCTCCTCTTGCTGTTTTAGAAACACCTTCAATCTCACGTTCTTTGTCTGTTACTTTATCTGCATCTGTAACATCAGATGGTTCTGATAATTCTATGTCTGTGTAAAAACCATTTACTTGTTGTTTTCGTAAATCATTTTCAGAAATTTTAATTACATGAATAACAGATTCCGCATCGTCTAATGAGGTAGCCGTATACGGAACAACAAGGTCATCCGCAGGGATAAACTTAGATACAGCTCTCCCTAATAAATCGTCATAGTAAACTTTTTTAAATGTTGAACCTGCTAAAGGTAAATGAAATAACATTTGATCAAATTCTGGCTCATACTCTTTCATTTGATCCATCAACTGATAGTTCATAAAATCTTTTACTCTTTGAGCTTGTTGCTCTTTAACTGGACTCGAGACACCTAACATTTGTGTTCTAACGGGTCCATCTGATGGTAATAATTCTTTGTAAGCTAGTGCTTGAAACTGTGTTACAGCTTCTGCTAATACGGGGTGAGTTGCACCTGACGCTCCTTGAAAAGGTTCGTTTCTGTTATTGTATTTAAATCCTAAAAGGTCAAGACCATTGATATAAGAACTTTCCCAATCTTTTCTTGATGTTTTATAATCTTGATAGTTACTTCTAAGGTCTGATCCAATTGGATCTAGAGTTGTCTCCGGTAATATATCTGCAAGGTTATCGAAATGTGATTCAGAACCTAATTGGTTCACGGCACCCGGATCAAAATTAATAGTTGCACCACCATCTTCTTCTGGTGTTACTTCTACGGGTTGTTGCTCTGTTTGTTCCGTAACATCGACTTCTTGCTCCTGCCCAGGAACTTCTAATTCAGTACGAGTGTTCGGGAGTCCTTTATCTATATCTGCCATTTATTCTCCGTTATCGTTTCTTACCATTATTTCTTAAAGAAAACAAGCCTTGAGAAAGAGGACCGCCTGTCGGCGCTGGTCCTGATTTATCTCTACCCGATAATCCTGCTATACCGCCGCCTGCAAATCCAAGTGTTGTTGGATACTGGCCCATGTAATTTAATACGTCAGGGTTTTGCATTGCTTCTCTTTTTTTTTCTAACATTAAATCACTTATTCTTGCATTTCTGTTAAAATCACCTTTTCTACTTTGAAAAATATTATCTACAGATCTTAGTTGTGCAAGTTCATTTCTTCTTAATCCTTCTGCCAATGCTTTTTGCGCTCCTTCTTGATCTGCTGTAAAATTTGTATCACCTCTATAAAACTCTCTTAAATTTGTTCTAGCATCATCTTCTTGTTTTTTAAATTCATCAGTTCTGTTTGGAAGATAATCTATACTAGGATCATTTGACATTTCATCTAATTGACCTTGTTTAGCATCTTTAATTTTATTTAACAGGCTATTTCCATAAATAATTCTGTCAGATTGTGATTCAAGATTTCCTATTTTACCCATCTGTTCCGAGGTCATACCTTCTTCAATCATTCTTTTGTTTCTCTCTTTTTTTTCATTAACTTTAGTTTTATCACCTAATAAATAATTAAATGCACTATCACCGATTGCTTCCTTAAATGATTTACCTTTTGATAACACATCATACCCAACATATGCTGCTTGTTCTGCTGCAATAAAACCTACCGCTGCTGGTCCTATCAATGCTCTTAGTGAAGTTATGTCTTTTAAACTTTTACCAGCTTTTAATATAGCAGTTGCTAACATAGCCTGCTCTCCTTTTTTAAATCCAATTTTTAAACCCTCTGCTAATATTTTTTTACCTTTAATTGCACATGAAGTACCTTCTCCAAACATAATTCTACCACCAGCAGATTTACCACAACCTAGTTTTTCTAATTGAGATAATATTTGTTTTTGATTTATATTTTTTCCAGCTGTTGCATCTGTTTTAATTTGTTTTCTTAATATAGATGCTTGATCTTTAGTTAAATCATTTAAAGGTATTGCTCCGGTTGTTGTTTTAGTTCCACCAATTTTTTCAACCCTAACTTTATCATCTAAAGGGAAACCATACTCATCTGTTCTTGCATAAAATTTATTAAAACCAATTAAATTTTTATATTCTTTTGGTAAATCTTTAACAGCTTTTTTTACAATTGATTCTGCATTATTGTTTAGTTCATCAACACGTTTTAAATAATCTAAAGCCTTGCCTTCTTGTTTTGATTGCATAGCTTCAAATGAGTATGTTATATTGTCTGAAATAGCATCCGCTATTGCATTTAAAGGTTTATTATAAGGCGCTATTTTAGAATTCATTTTTTTATTAATTACTGCAATATCATCAGTAGTTAAAGGTACTTCACCTCCAATTTGTCTAATGTGGTGAAAAGGAAAATCATCTGTTCCGCCAGCAGTAAAATCTGCTGTTTTTTTTAATCTTTTTTTTCTTTTAATTTGAAATTCTTTGGGATCTCCTTCTTGGTATTGTAAGTCTAATTCTTGTTGTAAAACTCTATTAGTTCTTTCTACGGATGAAATTGTTGAAGTATTAATTTTTCCAAAATATTTTTTAGCTAATTTTTCGTTAGACAATCCGGATTTACCTGCTTTAGTTCCTGATCTTTTTTGTTTAAAATCTTTTATGTAGTTATTTTTTACTTCATCATTAGGCCATCGCACGCTTGTGTAATCTCTAGTGTTGCCTCCTAATTTTCTTAATTTAGAAACAGGAGTGGGAACATCAACTGGAGTTTCTAATATTTTAGCTTTTGTTTTATCTTGAACTAGTTTAAAAGCTTCTTTTTTTCCCAATGTTTTTATTTTAGGATATTCTTTTAAAATTGTATAAACATGTTTTCTAGCAACATCAAATTTTTTTGAAAGTGCCATTGGCTGTACTTTAGTTTTTGGGTCTAAAGTAGATAAATATTTTCTTAGTTTTGTTGTTGACTCTTTACCACTATACCCGGGCCGTGATCCATCAATATTGGGCTGTACTAACTGGCCATCAGCGTACATGTTCCGTGATTCTTGGACCATGGGCCTTGGTTCATCGCCATAGATAATTTCTAACTGTTTTATTCTGTCTAATATATCCATTACTCGCCTAGCATGGCAGCTAGTCCGCCTGTTGCATTTGATTTTCTATTTTTAGGAGGATCAAAGTTCATAAGTTCAGTTTTTTGTTTAAGGTCTTTTTGTTTAAATTTGTTTACTGCTTTATCCATATCAGTGCCTAAATCAAATGTAGCTAGTTCTTCTATTTCATCTACACTCATTAATCTTTTATCTCCACTCATTTCTGCGTCTTCTAATTTTTTTTCTAAGAATCTTTTTCTAGCTGGAGACTTGTCACCGGCTACTGGATCTAGTTTACCCATTTTATATTGTGCAAACATTTCTGCTTTGTAATCTGCTTCCTCTTTTAAAATTCTTTTTGCGTCACCTACTGTGCC